CCAAGAACGCTTTCAAGATCAAGAGGACTGGCTCACAGTTGAGCAACACCTCTTATGCTCTTATTCCGAGCATGGGCGATTCTGGAATCAACGTAGAGGACTACGAGTTGTACGATCTGACAAAGGTCGCTACTCGCCATGTTGACTACGCAGAGCAGGCACAGTTCTACGGCGTTGCCGAGGAAGAGGCTCCTGCCGAATCCGGAGAGTCTGGTTCAGACTTCGAGTGGTGATTGCGAGGGGCCGGGAAACCGGCCCCTCCTTCACTTAGGAGGAAATCATGATTGATAGTTTTATCAGTGGAGTAATGACTCTTGCTGTGCTATTCTTCATGTTCGTTGGAGTAGTAGTAGTAGTTGACTGGTTCGCCCCACTAGGCGTGCTGTTGCTCGCAGCGTTCATGACACTTGTATTTACCACAGTCGCATCGTTTACTAATAGGAAATAGGATGGATTTTTCACACCTTCACGTTCACTCACAGTACAGTCTTATGGATGGGCTCTGCTCACCGGCAGAGTTGCTGACGGCTGCCAAGGATCTTGGTCAGACCGCTATGGCAATCACCGACCACGGAACACTGTCGAGTCACAGAGATATGCAAATCGCTGCCAAGGATGCTGGCCTAAAGCCAATCCTCGGAGTCGAGGCATACATTTCTGAGACTGACAGGTTCGACCGGCGTGCTGTGAAGAACCGTGATGACAACACACAGGTATTCAACCACATCATTCTTCTAGCGAAGGATGCGAAGGGTGTGCAGAATCTTAATGCACTCTCAGAGGTTGCCTGGACAGAAGGATTCTACCGCAAGCCCCGCATTGACGCTGACATTCTTGGCGAATATGGAGAGGGCCTAATTGTGTTGTCCGGTTGTATGAATGGAATTATCGCTAAGGCTATTCAGCGTGAGGACGAGGAAACTACTCACAGGTGGGCCCGGTGGTTCAAGGACGTATTTGGCGAGAACTTCTACATGGAGATTCAGCCACATAACCCGCCGGAATTGAATCATGCGCTGCTGGAATTGGCTGACTTCTACAGTGTGAAGCCGGTAGTCACGAGCGACTGCCACTTTGCCACAGAGGATCAGAGAGCCGTAGAGGAAGCATTGCTTATTCTAAGCACCAAGCCAACTCTTAACCCTGATGCCAAGTATGCAGAGTCAAAGAAAATCAAGGACGTATTCGAGCGTCTGAATTATCTATGGCCTGACCGCCCAATCTCATTCGCTGAGATTGACGTGTATGTCCAGGGTCGCACAGACCTTGTGAGTGCTCTAGAGGCTCAGGGTATCGAGCGTACAGACGTATACGAGAATACTCTGCGTATCACGGACGATGTAAAGGATTATGATTTTGCAGAGAACTTGTCGCTGCTTCCTGTTCCCAAGTCTGATCCGGATGATCGCCTGGTTACTCTCTGTAACCGTGCTCTGAAAAAGCGTGGGCTGGATAAGAACGAGCGATACATGAAGCGTCTACAGATCGAGTTGGACGTAATCAAGAACAAGAATTTCTCGTCATACTTCCTTATCGAGTCTGACATGGTTGGGTGGGCTCGTAAGAACGACATTATGGTTGGGCCGGGTCGAGGTTCGGCAGCCGGTTCGCTGGTATGCTACCTACTTGGTATCACACAGGTTGACCCGATGGAGTACGATCTGCTATTCGCTAGGTTTATCAATGAGGAGCGTAACGACTTCCCAGATATTGACACCGACTTTCAGGACACGCGTCGTGGAGAGGTGAAGGATTACCTTAAGCGCAAGTTTAAGAACGTAGCCAGTATCAGTACATATTCGTACTTCTCTGAGAAGGGCGTAGTGCGTGATGTGGCTCGTGTATTCCATGTGCCTCTAGGCGAGGTCAACAAGGTTCTAAAAACCGTTGACACCTTCCATGACTTCGAGACTAGCCCTAACACTCTGGAATTCCGTAATAAGTATCCAGAGGTTCTAGAGTATGCTCGCAAGTTGCGTGGTCGTATTCGTGGTCATGGTGCTCACGCAGCCGGTGTCGTGGTGGCGAAGGATGATATTTCCAAGTACACTCCGCTGGAGACTCGTAACGATACTAGCGGTGAGTCGCCTTCTGGTCGTATTACTGTTACTGCTTATGACATGAATCAGGTTGCTGATATTGGTCTGATCAAGTTTGATATTCTTGGTCTTAAGACTCTTTCAGTGATCAAGGATACGGTTGACTCGATCAAGGATCGTCATGGAATTGACATTGATCTTCCAAGTCTGCCACTAGACGACGAGCAGGTTTACAAGATGCTTTCAGCAGGATTCACCAAGGGTGTGTTCCAGGCTGAGGCTGTGCCTTACACAAATCTTCTGACGAAGATGGGTGTCGAGGAATTCGAGCACCTAGTAGCATCTAACGCTCTAGTTCGCCCCGGTGCCATGAACACCGTAGGCGCAGACTTTGTTGCCCGCAAGCAGGGTAGAGCACAGGTCAAGTATGACCACCCAATTCTTGAAGAGATCACTAAGACTACATACGGAGTGATTATCTATCAGGAGCAGGTTATGCAGGCCTGTGTGAAGTTGGCCGGAATGTCATGGTCAGAAGCCGATAAGATTCGTAAGATCATCGGTAAGAAAAAGGACGTGGCAGAGTTTGACGAGTTCAAGGAAAGATTCATCAAGGGTGCTTCTGAGAACATCACTGAGAAGCAGGCCGAGAAGTTGTGGCATGACTTCGAGGCGCACGCTGGATATTCCTTTAACAAGTCTCACGCTGTGGCCTACTCTATGCTTTCGTACTGGACTGCCTGGCTAAAGAAGAATTATGCGACCGAGTATATGTTCGCACTTCTAAAGAACGAGAAGGATGTTGACACTCGTACAGAGTATCTTATCGAGGCTAAGCGTCTTGGAATCAAGATTCTTCTGCCGCACGTCAACAAGTCTGAGGCGGAGTTTGCTCTGGACGGTGACGCTATTCGATTCGGCCTGGGAGATATCAAGTCGATCTCTCCAGAGAAGGGCGCTGTTCGCATTATCGCAGGCAGGCCATACGAGTCATACGCACAACTACGGGCTTATGCTGGTGAGAAGGGGAGCGGTATCAACTCTAGGATGCTAGACTCTCTAAATGCGGTAGGGGCTGCATCATTCCCTGACAATCCGCTGACTGGTGACGAGTCTGACAACTTCTATGAGTACCTGAATATTCCGAAGTTTAAGACCGGCAACCTGTCGGAGCATGTTATGAATCAGATCACCAAGTTGGAGGATTACGAGGAGCAGGGGTGCTTCGTCCACCTGGCCATGGTGAAGTCGATTAAGCGTGGAAAGGGCTGGGCTCGTGTGGAGTTGGTAGACGACTCTGGAACCATCGGACTGTTCCACTCTGAGCAGACCACAATCGAGCCGGGGCAGATGTATCTAATCCTTGCCGCAGATAACCGTATCTCTAGGTTTATCCCTATTGATGAGGTGTCTGAGCGTAAGGACGATGCTCTGGTGAGATTCTTGGAGGCTCAGGATATTAAGATTGACCATGACAGGCGTGTTGTGCTATCGTTTAACACGATGAAGACTAAGGCTGGAAAGAATTATGCACACGCAGTAGTGGCAGACAAGGACAAGAATATGACGAGAGTCATTGCGTTCACAAAGATGTTCCCGCTGGCGCTTAGCAGGCTTAAGCACGGAGCGGTGGTCAAGTTGGACCTGTCCACACTTGATGACGGATCTCTATATGTAAAGGATATTCAGTGAAAGGCTTAGATACAACAGCAAAGATGCTGCACGAAACAGCGGTGCAGAAAAAGTTCTGGGACGACTTTGACCCAGAGAGGCCCTTCGTATTCTATGCGAAGCAGATTGCGATGATTCACTCGGAGGCCACCGAGGTTCTAGAGGCAATTCGCAAAGACAAGGGCGAAGAGGAAGTAGTAGAAGAGATCGCAGATATTCTTATCCGTGTGCTGGATTTGTTTGAAGGTCTTAAGCGCACGGGTGAAATCAGTAAGGACGCCAGTCTCGATGAGGCTCTGACACTTAAAACTATGAAAAACAAAAGGCGTCCGGAAAGGCATGGCGTTCGTGGTTGATATTGAAGAGATTATCGCTGGATTAAATACTAAGACGCGTCAGCGCGTACAGGCTGCCAAGGATATCGTTATTGAAAAGCAGCCTACCCCAAGTATAGGGATGAACCTAGGGCTAAAGGGTGGAGTTGGCTATGGCCGTCAGACATTGATCTGGGGCAACAAGTCGGCAGGCAAGTCGTCCTTCTGCCTAGAGACAGTGGCGTTGGCCCAGCAGCAGGGCAAGACCTGTGCATGGATTGACGCAGAGCAGTCTTACGACCCCGCCTGGGCAGCCAGGCTCGGAGTAGACTCCGACAACCTGATTATCTCTCAGGAGAAGACAATTGAAGATATGGTAGACATTGGAACGCATCTTATGCGTGCCGGTGTAGATCTTATCGTAGTAGACTCTATCAGTAGCCTAATGCCGTCATCCTGGTTCAGCAAGGATGACGAACTAAAGGAATTGTCTGGCACTAAGCAGATCGGGTCGGAGGCAAGGGATATGGCTAACGCTGTTCGTATGCTAAGTTATGCCAACGAGAATACGGCGCTTATCCTAATCTCACAGATTAGAAACCAGATTCACTCATATGGTGCAAGTCAGAAGCCTACTGGTGGCAACGCTGTCATGTTCTTTAGTAGCACGTCGATTCGTCTTACCAGCAGCCCTCGTGAGGCAGATCAACACATGGGAAGCGTACACAGTGGAGACAAGATTTTTCAGGAGCCTATCGGTCGACCGGTAAACTGGAATATCGAGTTTAACAAGTTAGGCCCTCCCAATATTACTGGAAAGTATGACTTCTATTATGGTGGAGATTCTATCGGAGTGGATATGGTTGGCGAGGTCGTTGACTATGCAGAGAAGTATGGCATCATTCAGAAGGGCGGAGCCTGGTACACTGTTGAAGGTGAAAGGGTTCAGGGGCGTGCAAAGGTTATCGACCTTCTAAAGTCTGACCCTGACATTTACACTAAGGTAAGGGAGCAATTGGATGAGCAGATTTCCTGAGCAGTCAGATGAAGAGCCCCGGCAGCCAGACATAGTTGGTACTGTCATCAACGGCGTCTTTGAGTGTGACTGTGGAGAAATAGTAACCTCGGCTATTCACAGCAGAAAGGATCAGAAGTTATATTGGACCTGTCCAGAGGGGCACGACTGTTCAATATACTTTAAATTGTAATGGAAAAAGAAGAGATTAAGCGCGACGGCGCAAAGCCGCAAAAGAATTCTGGCAGAGGACAGATCCAAAAGGGAGATGCGACAAAGGGATCCTTTTGCTATGATATAAAAGAGTACGGAAAGACATTTACTCTCTCCGAGGGCGTGTGGGCCAAGATATCCACAGATGCTTTCAAGTCGGGCAACTATGAGCCAGCCCTAAAGATTGTCCTAGGCACAGGCAATAGAAAGACCCGTGTATGGGTGTTCGGAGAAGAAATGGGCAATCAGATGATGGAGTTGTGGGAGGAAAGGTATGGCAGAGGACACTCTTAGTATTATCAGCAAGATAGACTCGTTCGTAGAACTTCATGAGTTTATGGAGGATGAGGATTTGGACGAGGCTCTTTCGGCCATTGTGAAATTGACCACTAGGCCTGACATTCCGCAGGCTAAGGCTATTCCTCTGATCGTCAAGTTGGAGGCTATAGCGGCTAAGATGAAGATTCAGGCGGCGATTTACACCACTATCAAAAAGGGGTCTTCGGGCACTCCGAATGCCCACAAGAAGAATATATACTATTCGACTTCGGAAGCACTGAGCAAACTGGTTGATGCCTTAAAGTATTCAGCCCGTTACTGATATGATATAATTGGAGAGGTATGGCTAAGGAAAAGAGCATAGTTGGTATGATGCAGCGTACCGGCCCTGAGGGGTTGGACGCCAATGAGTTCATCAAAGAATACGAGCGCTCGTACATTGAGAAGGGGGCCCGGTCGGGCTACAAGAAAAAGAAGTCTTTTTCACCATCAACACTAGGCTATGGGCACGGGACGTGCCCTAGGTACTGGTTCATCGCTTTCACAGGCGCACACTTTGAGGACTCTCCCGATTCCAAGTCCCTGGGAAACATGGATAATGGATCATATTCTCATGAGCGAATCCAGCAAAACTTTGAGAATATGGGAATCCTTAAGCACAAGGAACTAGAAATCACCAACGAAGACCCTCCAATCAGAGGGTTTATTGATGCCATCGTAGACTGGAAAGATATGGACGTGCCGGTCGAGGTCAAGACCGCGAACAGTAATAGTTTTATCTTTAGGCAGACGACAGGCAAGCCCTCGGGCAGCCACTTCGTTCAGTTTCTCATCTATCTGAAACTTACAAAATCCCCTGGGGGATTTCTTTTTTACGAGAACAAAGACACACAAGAGATCTGCGTGATCGCAGTTACGGTCAGCGAGGAGAACAAAAAGCATGTAGAGTATCTCTTCAACTGGATGCGTGAGACGTATAAGGCTTATACGGACGGCACGCTACCAGAGAAGCCGTGGACTCGCAAGAACGCAAAGATCTGTCAAGGGTGTCCGGTGAGAAACGAGTGCTTCGAGAATTTCGGAGAAGGTGTCGTCAATCTGCCGGTGTTGGAGGTGCCGAAACCTTGACAGATGGTGCAAATGTTTGCGCCCGAACTGGTTGTGACAATCTGTTTAATCGTAAGACACATAATCAAAAGTATTGTTCAGACGAGTGCTGTAGACTCGCTACCAACGCAAAGATTATGGAGCGTTATTACGAGAACAAGCGACTCCGATCCGGAGCCAGGAGAACTTGTCAGACCTGTGACTCTACTCTATCCAAGTACAATCTCTCTAAAGAGTGTGCGAGTTGTATCGCAGAGCGAGAGATTGCTCAGAAGAACTTAGTGTCACAACAAATAGCGGTGATCGTATGGGAATAGTTTCCCAAATACACACCGTGCAAGCGCATACGGTTATGGGAATAGATGCATCCACTCACTCCCTAGCCTTTGCTATATTTAATGATGCGAGGTTGATTAAATATGGAAAGATTACCTTTGACGGCAGTACGTCGTACCAGCGACTTGCAGATTCTCAGGCTAAAGTGGCTGCTCTGGCTGACCATTTTGATGTTGATTATATTGCTATAGAAAAGGCAATTTTCGCCAGGTCGGCAGACACGGCTATTAAGATGGGGATGGCGGTAGGGGTGATCATCGCCGGAGTGCTTAAGCCAGGCACCGAGGTCGTAGAGGTTGCTCCTATCACCTGGCAGTCCTATATAGGAAACAAGAATTGGGATCAGACCAAGAAAGCGGCACTAAAAAAGAAGTATCCGAAAAAGAGTAGTTCGTGGTACTCTACACATATACGAGAGCAAAGAAAGTTGTATACCATCAAGTATTTCAATAAGTTGTTCAAGATCAATGTTAAGGATAACGATGTCTCTGACGCCATTGGAATTGGTTGGTATGCGGTGAGGAACCTGACACATGAGTAAACTGTATAAGTCCAAGTCTTTTCTCTACCAGAGATATGTGGTAGAGCGTAAGACTGTCATGGAGATTGCTAAAGAGGCTGGCTGTTCGGTTATGACTGTGCAGAACTGGTTGGAAAAGTTCGGGCTGCTAAGGAACCCAAGATCATGGACTCGATAGGTTATAACATTATCAGCATCAACGACAAGCGTGCTGAGAATAAGGAGCAGTTGCACCATGCAATGAGTACCATCGGAGCAGAAGAACATTATATCTCTGGGGTAAATGGAAGAGACCTAGATCATCTTCGGGCTGGATGGAAGAGGCACTCAGACGTTAAAAAGACTGCCCGCCTGCGCCTAGGAGAAATGGGAATCTGGCTTAGCCTGCTGGACAACCTAAAGTACGCATACACCGGAGATTACAAAAACTTTATTGTTCTTGAGGATGATGGAATTGTTTCCGAAGATTTTGCAAAACTTTTTAACGAATACATGAAGCATCTTCCCCAGGACTACGACTTTATCTCTTTGTGGGTTCCTGACAATCAGAGAAAAGACTTTTATGTCAACTATGCATATGACTGGAATGGACACCCACACACGCTCCCAACAGGAGAGAGCACAAAGAATGGCGCGCCATGCTTTAGAATTAATGACTCTCCGCTCGCCCACGCCTATCAGGGGTATGGTGGAGTAGCCACCATGTTCTCTAGGAAGGGCGCAGAAAAACTTTACACGCTTGCAAGAGGAGAGGGAACCTTCACAACCTCAGATTGTTTCTTGTTCATCAATGCACATCGTGGTATCATCAAGGGGTACGCGCCAAGACCTGACGTGTCTCAGATGTTTGACTACGACTGGAAGAACGAGACAAGCATTCACGACACACCATACGTTTAGGAGAGTTATGTTAATAGGATTTATTGGTTCTCATGGAACCGGAAAGACAACCACGGCCAAGGTCGTAGCAAGCCTGATGAATGGTCAGCCTCTGCTGTCTTCATCTAGAGAGGTTAACTCTACTGGCCTGCCAATCAACAAGGAAGCCACTAGGCTCACACAGTTGATGATTACTGTGGCCAGAGCGAACCAGGCACACACCTACGGAAATATGCCCGGCGTGTGGGTGGCTGACCGCACCCCCTTTGACTCCGTGGCATATACAAGATATCAGATCGATAATGTATGGGAATATGACAAGGACTTGGACAACATCTATTGGACTTACACTATGACCTTGGCTATTAATTCTCTGAAAGAGTATGACAAGATTTTCTATTTCCCCCCGCTCACCAACCTGGAGGACGACGGAACGAGGTTGCCAGACAGAGATTACCAGATGATTATCGATGACAGAATCAAGTCTCTGAACGCGCAGATAGGAATCGGCGCGATCCAGGTTCCTGATGGTACTATTCTAGAGCGTGCCCATTTTATCCAGGCAGCCTGCGAGATTATGGTATAATTAAGACATATCATGCCTACTTACCAGTACAAGTGTCACTGTGGGTACACAGACACTTACATAAGAGCGATAGCGGATAGAGACAAGACACCGCTATGTAGAGAATGCAATTGCGGCACAATAAGAGTTGTGTCCTTCACCGGCTCCGTGTGGGCCCCGACAGCAGGCGGTCATAGATAATGGCAAAGAAAAAGAGTGCTCCGAAGGAATATGTGCCCTACCGAAACAACCCGTATGTATATGTTTACTACGAGTTAGAGTTTGGCAAGGACGTAATCAAGCCCGGAGATAAGATTAAGATCAAGTTTGACAGGGACACCTATACGTTCCTCAGGCTTGCCCACCATTCTAAGCATGACACGACGTGGGTTGACTGTATTAGTCTTAAGAAAGGCTCGTGGCACTCGTTCCGCGTGGAAGATGTTCAGCGAGTAATTAGGCCTAAGAGGTCTAGGAGGAAAAAGATTGGGAACTGACCTAGAGCCAGTAGAGCATCTTGATATGATGGACAGAGTTGTCCAAGAGATGCTTAAGGGCTCAAACAGTAGACAGATTGCCAAAACTCTCGGCCTAAAGCCGATGGAGGTTGACAGGTATGTCGCTGAGTGGCAGGGCTATGCCCGGAACAACCAATACATTCAGGACCGGGCCAAGGATGCTCTTATCGCTACGGATGAACACTATGACATGATCATCCGAAATCTTTGGGATGCCGTACATGAGGCTGACGCCTCTAGTGATCTTAAGATAAAGACGGCTACTCTAAAAATGATTGCCGATATCGAGGGCAAGCGTATAGAAATGCTACAGAAGTCCGGACTGCTTGAAAACCAGCAGATAGCAGATCAGGTTATTGAAATGGAACGCAAGCACGAGATAATTATTGGCATTCTAAGAAAGGTGACAGAAAAGTATCCAGAAGCGGCAGAGTTTATTCGTCGAGAGATAGCAAAGGTCACCGGAGAGGTAGTTGGCACAGTTGTCGATTGATCTCGGTGACTTTTTAGGAGTCATTAGCGGTGATGAGTTCGAGGAAAAGCCGGTAGGCGTAAGAGAGTTTGTCACTACCAAGCACTACCTCGACCTACCTCCACTCTCTGAGAATCAGTATAAAATCATCGAGGCGTCGTCGCAGATCTATAAGCGTTCTACGCTTCATAATCTCTATGGATATGAGGAGGGCGAAAAGCGTTGGAAGCAAACTTACAACGAGGTAGTGATGCAGTTGGGGAAGGGGTCTGGAAAGGACTACACCTCGACCATTGCGTGTGCGTATATTGTGTATCTCTTGCTCTGTCTGAAAGACCCGGCAAGGTATTACGGAAAGCCACCAGGCGACTCCATCGATATTCTTAACATCGCTATTAACTCACAACAGGCCAAGAACGTTTTCTTTAAGGGTTTTAAGGATAGAATCACTAAGTCTCCCTGGTTCGCCGGGAAGTTCAGCATGAGAGCAGACAACGTAACATTTGACAAGAACGTGACAGTTCACTCAGGACACTCCGAGAGAGAATCTTGGGAGGGATATAACGTACTTTTAGTAATCCTTGACGAGATCGCTGGTTTCGCTATCGAGAGCACCACAGGCAACGAGCAGGCAAAGACCGCTGACGCTATATATAACATGTATAGGGCATCTGTGGACTCACGATTCCCTGACTATGGCAAGGTTCTGCTACTGTCCTTCCCAAGATATGTGGGAGACTTCATTCAGCAGCGCTATGCCGATGTTATTGGCGAAAAGGAAACGATTATCAGAACTCACACATACAAGATTGATGACGAACTTCCTGACGGTGTAGATCATAACGAATTTGAAATATCATGGGAGGAAGACAGAATTATCTCCTATCGTTATCCACGAGTCTTCGCAATGAAGCGCCCAACCTGGGAGGTCAACCCAACTCGTGATATCGAGGACTTTAAGACTTCCTTCATGCGTGACCCGGTTGACTCGCTGGGAAGATTTGCCTGTATGCCTCCCGAGGCTATTGATGCGTTCTTTAAGTCCCGTGAAAAGATCGAGGCAGCGTTCAAAGAAATGAACATGGCGATTGATGAGACCGGGAGGTTCGCTCCCTGGTTTAAGCCGGAAGATGGAATGCTATACTATATTCACGTTGACCTGGCTCAAAAGCATGACCGCTGTGCGGTTGCGCTGGCACACGTTGATCACTGGCGATCACAGAGAGTAATGGGCCAGACAAGTATTCCGGCTCCATTCGTCGTGGTGGATGCTGTTAGATACTGGACCCCTACAACTGATAAGTCTGTGGACTTCACAGAGGTTAAGGACTATATTTTAGACCTTAAGCGTATGGGCTTCGACATTAGGCTGGTGACCTTCGACCGGTGGAACAGTCATGACATGATGCAGCAACTCAAGGAATATGGCATGAAGTCCGAAACCCTTTCGGTAGCCAAGAAACATTATGAGGATATGGCCCTGGCAGTCTACGAGGACAGGCTTCGTGGCCCAGCACTTGACATACTAATCAAGGAACTGCTAAGATTGCGTATCAACAAGGACAAGGTAGACCACCCCCGCCAGGGCAGCAAAGACCTGGCAGACGCGGTGTGCGGAGCAATCTACAATTCTATCTCCTTGACACCAAGAAATACAGACCGTACAATAGAGGTCTACACTCCGAAAGAGGTCATGAATCCGGACAATCTGGACAAGAAGGACGAACCCGGTGTAATCAGGGCACCGTCAGCGATGCCCCAAGAACTATCCGACGCTATGAGTCGGATGCGTATAATCTAAGGAGAATTATGGCTAAGACAGTTGTATACAAGGGCGGCGCAGCCGTGGGAATCATTCTGTTGATTCTTGCACTCTGGTTCGCGTTCGCAGCATTGCAGGCGTGGATCGTAATGCTTATCATTGGGGCTCTGTCCTCATACTTCGAGAGCATTCCGGCGCTAGGATTCTGGCCGGTGTTCCTTATCATGTGGCTCCTGAACATTGTTGGAGCCCTGTTTAGGGGCAACAGTGTCAGTACCAGTAAGTGATACCCTGCCAGTAAACTGGCACCCTGAGTGGCCCGGTGTGTGTGATTGTGGCACCGAGCAAATAAAGATCGTAGCAGACTTTGATGACGATTTCTTTATTCAGGGGTTTGAACTATGGGGAGAGTGTCCTTGGTGTAATAAGCATTGGACTCTTCCCGTTCCATACACAAAGAAATTCGACAGAGAGGCATTTGAAAATGACGACAGTTGATGAGATTACCTACCTAATAGCCGGTATCGTTGTGATGGTGCTGGTTGTCCGATGGATCATGAGGCGCGGAATTCCGGCATATGACAACGTATGGCTGGAGTTCGCAGGCCTTATCGCTGGACTGAACCTTGTAACGCTTAACTGGCAGAACGAGCGGTGGTTCGGTGTGGTGTTGATGGTACTGTGGACAATTATGAAGTTCGTACACTTCTCACAGGCCTTTGACGCAGACAAAGCCAATAGGTTGACAAGCGCCGAGAAGTAGGGTATACTAGTTCCATGACTTAGAACACTAACGAAAAGGTGATAGCAGTGGAGACTCGCGCTCCATCGAGAGAAGAACGAATCGCATTCCTACGAAAGAGGGACGGCGATTTTTGTATGCACCCGGACTGTGGCGAGCCACTGGATTTCCTTATCGACTACGATGATGAAAACAACAGGTGGGCCGTAACACTAGATCACTGGAATCCGCTTTCTAATGGCGGAACATGGGACCTTGATAATCTTAAGTTGATGCACCGCAAGTGCAACCAACTTAAGGGTGATATGATTCCTTACGCTGACGGTACTCTACCGCAGCGTAGACAATCAACATTCAAGCGCCGCGCAGAAAAGCGTGCAGGCCGGGAAGATGTCTGTGGTACCTGCTACTCAGGACGAATTCTACTAATTGGAGAAGAGTGTCCTGACTGTGGCTCTGGACCACAGCCAGCGTCGGCACCTACGGCGTACAAGATGCGCCCGAAGGAGTGTCCACACTCAGGTCCGTGGCACTGCTGGATGTGTTATATTGGCATGGTGCCAAGAGAGCCAGCATCGAAGAATGTATTTGATGGAGACTTTCTAGATCCATAGGTTAAGCAGGCTCGCAAATCTCTGCTAGGAGGTGGTGAGTCGTGACATAGACCTAGACCTAGTAATAAATCTTCCTCCTAGGGAAGTGGTGGAGGGCTTTCAGCCCCCCGAGTTGATCCCTCGTTAAAAGGATCACCTGCCCCGCTGGTGTTAAATGGTGGCATAACCGTCTCTAAAACGGTGGGTACGGAATCGGATATCCGTGCGGGGCTCGCAAGCATCCGTAGTTCAACAGTAGAACGTCGCACTCTAAACGCGAATGTCGGCGGGGCAGCACCGTCCGGATGCACATGGATGAACACCGAGAAGTATATATAGACGGATACCTTAATGGTATTATTGGGAATTTCTACTATGATTGGGACGAGAACGATATTAACTATGTTTTGTCCAGGGTGCTGAAAAAGTCTGCCCATGAGAAGTGGTGGACTACTCCGCAAAACTGGCCGGACGGCTCAGAAGAGCCTCCTCGTACCATGTGGTCACACTCATTTGCCACAGCAAAGTTAGTTCACGACAGAGTTATCTCATATCTAGACACCTCGTTCTCCTGACTTGACACGCTTCTAATAGTGTGTTAAACTAATAGAACATTGCCAGATGGTGTAACGGCAGCACAAATGACTCTGAATCATTTAGTCGAGGTTCGAATCCTTGTCTGGCAGCGCTATTCCGGGTTCGTCTAATGGCAGGACGGTGGTCTTTGGAACCACCTATCGGAGTTCGAATCTCTGACCCGGAGCGCAATAGAGGGGCATAGGTGTTAAGGGATGGCACGATTCTTTTGCAAGGAATAGGATAGGGTTCGACTCCCTAATGCTCCACATGACAAATGGTATTGGTTTATACGGAACGGGCTATACACAGCCCAAGACTACAACTAAAAAGACTACAACTACGAAGAAAAAGTTTGACAAGGATGGAAAGATTGTTTCTGAGACTA